GGGCAGGGCGGCTCAGGCCTTTTTCGCCTGTGAAAAAAAACGAGGACCACATACTACTACCATGGCAAAAACACCCAAAAAGAAAGCGGAAACCGACTTTTCGCACATTGTCGAGGCCCTGCGGCCCTTGGCGGTGCCGATTGCAGATGTGTTGCCAGACGTTGCAAACGCCCGTACACATGGGCGGGCAAATCTGGATGCCATCAAAGGCAGCCTGCGGCAGTTTGGCCAGGCTCAGCCGCTGTTGGTCCAGGGCGACTCGATGCTGCTGCGGGCCGGGCACGGGCGGCTGGCTGCGGCTCGGGAATTGTTGGCCGAGGGTGACAAGCGCTGGGAGTACATTGCGGTGCTCAAAGTCGACTGGGACAACGCCACCGGAACTGCGTTCGCCATTGCCGACAACCGCACGGCTGAGCTGGCCGAATGGGACGCTGCGGCGCTCGAAAAACAGTTGCGGGACGTTGCCGTTGGCGATTCGGATTTGCAGCAAATGTTCACCGATCTCGCGGAACAATTGGATTTGATTGTTGCCGAGGAAGTCGGCGAGGAACAACCTGCAGGGGAAACTCCAGATCGCCATCAAATTGTGATCACGTGTACCGACAGAACCCACCAGCAAATGTTGATGGAAGAGCTGGAAAACCGGGGCATCGAGTGTCGTTCCATTGTGTCGTGATCGGCCAGAACCGGATCGTCACAGTCGAGATGACACCCGCGTGACAACTGGAACGAATTTGCAGGCAGGCCAATGGCTGACACATGGAACATTACCCCGCAAATGCTGGAGTTGCTTCCCAAAATCCTGTTGCAGTTGGCCAGCGATCGCCAGCAGCCTGGGGCAGCTCGGGTGCGGGCCGCCTCGGCTCTGGTAGCAATGAATGAGCAAAACCAGAGGATCAACCGCAGCCAAGAGCCTGTTTCCGGACCAGCCGCAGCCACCCCAGCCATCCGCCTCGAGGTCACGGCGGAGGGCATCGACGCCCTCCGCGCCGGTTTCCTTGGCCGACTGGCTCAAACAAGCGAGTCAGGCCGACCTGGTGCAACTGCAATCGCTGATTGATGCGTCTGCGGTCCCCAGCGTTCCCGGGCGGGTGATCCTGCGAACGCTCGGCGAGGTGGCGGAGTGGTTCGGCCTAGAACTGCAGACCGTCAAACAGTGGCGAGTCGGTCCAAATGGGTGCCCGGGCGAGGAAGGGGCTTACGATGTCCAGGCCATCGCCCGCTGGCGGTTGGCCCGCAATGCGGGCTCCCGGGGAGACAGCGGAGTCCGGTCCGAGTTAGAACAGCAGGCCCTGCGGCTGCAAATTGCCAGGGCCGAATTGAAACTGCAGGCTGAGTCGGGCGAACTGGTGACGCGAGCCGCGGCCAAATCGGCCATTCGGGGAATGTTTGCCAACCTCAAAAGTCAAATTGAGCAGTTGCCAGACGCCCTGGCCCCGCTGGTCCCCAGCGAAGTCCGGACGGATTTCCGCCGGGACTGCGTCGACCGGGTCCGAATCTTCCTCGCCCAGTTGGCCAATTTCCGTTTTGAGAGGGACGTTTCAGGAAACCAACCCCCAGAAAACGGTGACTCCGACGCATGATCCCAGCCAACCATCTCGACGACCCCGGCGATTTCGCCGAATGCTGGGGCACGTTTGAGCCGCACAAACCCCTGAAATTCCACGATTGGGCCGCGAAATACGTCGTTACCGATACGGGAAAGCCCTATGACGCTCTGTTCTATCCCCAAATCACCGCATTGGGCGGGCCGGGGGATGCGTGGGACGATCACCGGGTCCGCGTGATCGTGCTGCAGTGGGGCGTGCGACTCGGGAAAACTTTCTTCGGGTCGTGTTGTCTGCTCAACGCGGCCCACCAGAGCCCGTCGCCGATGATGCTGGCCAGTTCGCGGGAGAAACTTTCGGTCGATGTCACCGCTCGCCTGTATGAAATGCTGCGGCGGGGACCGCTCTCGACCCTGTTGGTCCAACCTGAACACCTCCAGAAACGGGATCTGGTCGAGTTCGAGGCGGCGCGGTGCTTCGTTGCCTGGTCGCGCAGCCCGTCGAGCCTGGCCGACAAGAACTGCCGGGTTGGTCACGCCAACGAAGTCGACAAATGGGAGCAGCAGGGGACCTCAACCGAGGGCGACCCGCTCGACCTGTTTCTTGACCGGTTCAACGACTTCCTGCCGAGCCGGAAGGTGATCATCGAGGGGACCCCTTCGGTCAAACACCGTTCCCGGGTCGAACGGTGGCGGTTGCTTGGGTCAAATTGTCGCCTGCAGGTCCCGTGTCGGCTGTGCAATCGGTACCAGATCCTGATCCTGGGCGACGAAAAAACGCCGCACGGGGTGAAATGGGACGCCGGCCCGGATGGTCGCACCGATCTGGACACCGCCGCAGCCACCGCCCATTACGTGTGCGAGCACTGCCACGGGCGGCTCAACTCGGAAGACCGTCCGTGGATGCTCCGGCGGGGTGTCTGGGTTCCCGAAGGGTGCACGGTCGACGATCCGGCCGCCCTCGAGCTGTCGTTGGCCGATCCACGACCCGAGTGGCGAGGCTGGGATCGGGCTCGCTGGATCCGAGGGACTCCCGCCAAAACCGGTGAGGTCGCCAGTTACCAGCTTCCGTCCTGGTACGCGCAGGCGATTCCTGGGTGGGGAGATTTCGCCAGGCGATTCCTGACGGTGAAATCCCGCCCGCAGTCTCTCAGGGCGTTCGTCAATCAATGGAAGGCGGAGACCTGGGAGGCCAGCGAGCGACGCGAGACCTGGGAGAAACTCGGGGAGCGTCTCATCGATCAAAACCTTCCCGAGGGGATCGCCCCAGCACGGACAGTGGTCGTCACCGCCGGCATCGACAAGCAGATCTCCCACTACGTCTACATTCTGGTGGCATGGGACCACACCGAACGGCCCCACGTGCTGTCGTATGGCACCTGTCAGGAGCTCGAGCAGCTCGATGCGGCCGTATTCGACCGGACGATTCCCCTCGAGCTGGGTGGATCGGCTCGCACGCGTCTGGCCCTGATGGACTCTGGGTTTCGCGCGTCGCAGGTCTACCGGTACGCCCGCTCTCCCCGCCGCCGCAAACGGATGTATCCCGCCAAGGGGTCCAACAGTCCGCTCGGGACCTACGTGCAGCGCCGCACCCTTGGGGAAAACACGTCGTCACCAGGGCAGAAGATTGTGATGGTCGACACCGCGTCGACCCAGGACTGGATGGACGGACTGCTGGCGGGGACAGAAACCGGGGGCACGGCGGGCAGCGTGTTTGCTGCGTCGCTGGGGCAACATCAGGATTTTCTTGAGCAACTGCTCAATGACGGCCCGGTGGGAGATGTGGCCCGCGACGGAAACTACCGCGAGCGATGGGAAAAGCTGGACCCGAACATTCCGAACGACTACCGCGACGCCTGGCGATATGCGTTTGGGGCACTCAAGGTCCTCAATCGAGGTGCTGCCATGAAGCCGCGGAATCTGATACAGTCCTCCCCGAACACGACTCGCGACGCTGGTACCGTGCGAATCGTCGAGCTGTAGACCATGGCGAAATCGCAGGCTGCTCCTCCTCCCGAAGACCCTCCCGTCGAGACCGACAGCGCGACCGGGATCAACAATCGGCTGAAAAGGGCACTCTGCCCGGTGCACCCAGACCACCCAGGAGCGAGGGTATACAAGACCTCCGGCCGGACCCGGTATTGCATTTGTGACACCTGCGGACGGACCTGGAAACAGACCGGCAAGGCATACAATCAGGCGTCTGAATGGTGCGAGGAACTGGCCGACAAGCTGGAAAAAGAGGCTCGGAATCCATCGTCCATTGGCAGCCGCAGTGTGGTCGTCCTGGACGTGTCGAGTGTTCGCAAAATCGCCGATCAACTGCGAGCGCTGGCCGGCGAGGCAGAAAAGGGCGACCTCAACGCCGAAGAAATGCCGACGGCGTGAACTGTTCGAAATGCTCGAAAAGTTCAGGAAATGATTGCGGAAAAACCCGTGGCCCGTGGTATCGCCGCATGGTTTTCCCGTGGGAGAACAGGACCATAGTCACCTCATGGCCACCGCATCCCAGCTCCTCGACTCGACCAACGCCGCAATTGCGGGCCTGCTGGCCTCGCTGGCGGACACTGCTTGTCAGGAGTACCAGCTCCCGGACGGGCGACGGGTCCGGCGGGCCGAGTTTGCCACCACTCTGACCGCCCTGCAGACCCTGCGAGCAACCCTCAACCGTGAGGTCGCTTTGCAGAACCGAGGCGGCAAGGTGCGGCTGGGGCGGATTGTGCGACGCTGATCCCCATTCCTGTAGCGAGCTTCCTGAATGAAACGTTCTCCCCTGTTCCTGTGCCTGATCGCGGTCATCTGTCTGCTGTCAGTCTGCGATTCCGAAGCCGCAGTCACCCGCAGCCGCAGCTCGTGCCGGTCCGGTCAATGCACTGGTTCCGCGGGCAGTGTGCAGCGGGTGACCCAGACGAGCCGCACGACCACGACTGTCCGCACCCGCCGCACCCGCTGACAACTCTCCAAATTTGTTGGACGGTTCGTCCGATCCCGTTGACCCCGCCAGATCGCTCCTGTGCCGACCGACGACGCCTCGACCCGAGCATTCCTGCGAGCCCTGTCCCGCCGCCATCAGGCAGCCGATCGGGCCGCGAATTTGCGTGCGCACTCGGGGTCGCCATGGAACGAACCTGGCTGGTTTGGCGGAGGCTACGACGCCGCCGGACAGGGACGACTGACAGGGGACTGGCACCCCGGAACCATCGGCCCCAACCGCCTGCACCAGCTGAACGCCCGCACGATTCGCGAGCGTGTCCGCGATCTGGAACGCAACAATCCCAAAGCGGTTTCGGCGATCAACGCGTTTCTCCGGAACGTGGTCGCCAATGGGATCACCCCGAAACCGCAGATCGACGACAGCCAGCTCCGCAGCGACTGGGAAGACGAGTGGGAACACTGGGCGGGAGTCGTCCCGGGGAGTGATTTCCATTGCGATCTCGCCCAGCGTGAAACCCTTTACGGGCTGCAGGTCCAGATCCTCCGCGAGGTCATCGTGGGCGGGGGCTGTCTGGTCGTGTTCAACGAGGAGGCGTTGGGCGACGGACGACGACATCCGCTGGCCCTCGAGATCGTCCCCGAGGAACGGATTGCGGACGAGCAGGACACCTGGAACAGCGGCGCGTGGGTCGCTCCCAAAAGCGGAAACCCGATTGTCCGCGGAGTCGAACTCGATCGCCGCACAAAACGACACGTTGCCTACTGGATCAAGCCCCAACAGGTCAACGACGTCGGTGGGGAAGAGGGGACCCCGATCCGCATCGATGCCCGCCGAGCCCGCTACGTCACCCTGTTGACCCTGCGGGGGCAGGTGCGAGGCATCAGCCTGCTGGCCCCAATCGTGCTGGCCACCCAGCGGCTCGGCTCGTATCTCGACTCTGAGCTGATCGCCAGCGCCATGAAAGCCCAGTGGGCCTACATGGTCAACAGCAACGACGATGCCCCCGACATTGTGTCGACTCTGGCCGACGATGACGCGGCAGCCGTGGTTGATGCGGACGGCAACCGACTGGAACGACTCTCCCCCGGGTCGGTCTACTACGGTCGCCCTGGCGACAAAATCCAGGCAATCGGCCCGAACGTCCCGCAGGGTGACAGCGTGCCGTGGATCCAACTCATTGAGCAGTCGATCGCCCAGGGGGTGGACCTGTCGGCCATCGAACTTTCCCGAGACTACAGCCGAGTCAATTTCAGCTCTGCACGAGCAGCCGCAAATCGCGACCGGCAGACCTACCGCTTCCTGCAGGACTGGCTCGTCAACCAGATCCTCAACCGCATCTGGGAGCTGTGGGTTCGGGGTGCCGTCCTGGTGGGGCGTCCGGGTTTCCCTTCGGCCCAACAGTACCTGTCCGACCCTGATCAATTCCTCGATGTGAGGTGGCGGTTTCCCGGCTGGCCCAGCGTCAATCCGCTCGACGACGCGCAGGCCCACCGCATCCAACTGCAGGACGGCACGATCACCCGCGAAGAAATCATTGCCGCCCGGGGAGCCGACTGGGAGGAAGTGCTGCGGCAACGCGAGCTGGAGCTGGAATTGTTCGGCCCCGCCGGAGACCCCGCCGACACGGCAGCGGTGGCCATGCAGGACGACGACGCCAACCCCAACGACGACCCGACAGGCCAACCCGGCACCGACCCCCTTGACGACGCCCCCGGAGACAACTGATGCCGCAGGAAAAACGCCACGCAATGCGGAGGCTGGTCGCCCAGGCGGTCGGCAACCTGTGGGCCATCGATCCCGAACGTCTCGAAGCCATCTGTGAGGTGCTTTCTCTGCGACGATCGGGAGCCGAATTCACCGGCGAAGAAATCTCCGTCCGTCTCGAGCAACTCCGAGACCGATCCGTAAAGCCGTCGGAAATGCTGGCGGTGTTGCCCGCACGGTCCGCACAGGGTCAACAGGCGACATCCGGAGCCGGCTCGGTAGCGGTGCTGTCAATTCTCGGGACGATCGTCCCCCGCCGCATCGACACCGCCAACGCCAGCGGTGGCGGGTTTGTCTCCTCTGAAGCGATTGCCACCGCGTTTCGCGAAGCGGTCGCCAATCCGGACGTCTCGACGATCGTCCTGGACCTCAACAGCCCGGGCGGTGCCGTTGCGGGGATTCCCGAGTTGGCTGCCCAGATCCTCGAGGCGAGAGAGTCCAAACGGATCATTGCCGTCGCCAACCACCTGGCAGCTTCAGCCGCCTATTGGATTGCTGCCTCGGCCACTGAGGTCGTCGCGAGTCCGTCCGCCGAGGTCGGATCTGTGGGAGTGCTGGCGATCCATCAGGAAACCAGTCAGGCCGACACCCAAAACGGCATCAAAACCACCGTGTTTCGTTCGGTCGCCTACAAAGCGGAACTCAATTCCGTCGAACCGCTGTCGGCTGAGGCCGCGGCCCGGCTGCAGGCCCGGCTGGCGGAACTCCACCAGACATTTCTGCAGGCGTTGGCCACCGGCCGGAATCTGCCGGTCACTGCCATTGCCGCGAATTTCGGACAAGGTCGGACACTGTCAGCCGTCGAGGCCAAAGCCGCCGGCATGATTGATCGCATCGCCACCCTGGACCAGGTGTTGGCGGAACTGTTGGGCGGACACGGCACCCCGGGTGGGGTCTCGCCGACCGCATCTGGGGCACCCGCCCGCCCCACACTTCCTTTTTTGGAGAGTCACACGATGGATCCCGCGATCCTGACCGCCCTCATCCGCTCCGGTGCGATCAGCGCCGGGGCCACCCCTGACCAGGCGGAAAACGCCCGGCTCACCATGCTGGCGCTGGCCAACTGCGACGCCACCGCCGCCGTCGACGCCCAGGTGGCGGCGATCGGCTCGGTTCGTGCGCAAAACAGCAGCTCGACCGCCGCGACTCAGCAGTTGGTGGCAATGGCCGCTCCGCTGGCGTTGCCCGCGAGCCAGCCGACCGCGACTGCCCCGCTGGCGTTGTCCGATGCCATCGCCATGGTGCGGGTGAGCAATCTCGACCCGGCCGCCCAGCTCGAGGTGATCCAGTCCCTGTCGGCTCAGGCCGCGACGCTGACGACTCAGGGGGTTGTGTCGCAGATCCAGCAGCGGTCGACCGTTGCCAATCCCACCGCCGGTCTGCGAATCGAGGGGGGAGAAGCTGAGGTCGACAAGTTCGCCGTGGTGGCTCGCGATGCCATTCTCGGGCGCGTGTTCGGCGGCGATCGCCCTTCGCAGATCTGGTCGAACGCCGCGCAGGACTTCGTCGCGTGGAATCCCTCGCGACGCACGAACCATCACCTGGCGAGCCTGCCCAACCTCGCCCGGCAATCGTTGGTGGTCAGTGGATTGGATGCCCGCACTGTCGCCAATCTGGCCGATTCCGAGGTGGCCCGCATTGCCATGGGAGCCGACCCGCAGGATTTCGGCATTTTGCGGGCTGAGTC